ACCTCACCGACGCAGCCGCCCGCACATTAGAAAACATGGAATACAACTCCGAGTTCTATGCCTCCCCACAACGGTGGGCCACAGGTGCCTCACCTGAAGACTTCGGCTACGACCCTGACGGCATGTCAGAATTTGACCGCGTCGAGATGAGGTGGCGCACCTCCATCGGCAAGATGCTCGTCCTCAATGGCGACGAGGACGATGCCAAGCAGCCCAGTGTCGGACAATTTTCCTCCTCACCCCCGACCCCTTTTATTGAGCAGGTGAGAGCCTATTCTCAGCTCATCGCCTCGGAATCGAAAATCCCGGCCCAGTATTTCGGCTTCATGACTCAAAATCCACCATCGGGTGATTCCATCCGCGTGTGGAAAGAACAACTGATCCGCGCCTCAGAGATCAAAACCGAACTAATGAACCCAGATTTGATTGCGTTGGCGCAAGTGCTCACTTCGCTGACTGAATTCGATGATGAGGTAGATGCTGATCGGTTGGCCGATGATCTCGAGGTGGACTGGAGAGACCCGGCGACCGCGTCGAAGGCCGCGGATGCCGACTGGGCACTCAAACTCCTTTCAGCGGGTGTCCTCTCCCCCGATTCCCAGGTTTTGCTCGAAAACCTGCATTTCTCCGCTGCTGATCGTCTACGGATCGAGCGGGAAAATCGCAGCAAACGGCTTTCAGCTCTCGCTAAGGTCATGGCTGCCTCCACGAATGACAACGCCCAAGTTAATCAACCGGAGAACACCACAACCGGCGCGGTGAAACCAGTGCAAACCCTCTCCCCCGATAAAAACGCCAGTCAAGATGCTAGAGAGGGGAGATAAATGCCTGTCGTGGACGTGGAGCACCCGTGGACATCGATCGGCCCGGTCGTTGACCGGATTACAGCCCTAGCTATTCATGATCTGGATATTGAGGCAGCAAACATTCCTGACATCACTGACAACCCCTATGAGCAAAAAGACATGTTGCGACAGCTGGTGCGAGAGACGATCGACGCCTATGGTTTGTCGGTCACTGATGCGACGATGGCGTGGTTAGAGGAGCAGGAAGACTATATGAAAATGCGGCCAGTCGCGTGGGAACCAAAGCAGGTCGATATTGACCAGGTGGAGGCCAGGATGGCTCACGACTTCGGACCATTGTTCTTTGAGGACAATGGATACACGAAAACAGTCAAGAACGTAGGTTTTATCGTGGCCGATGAGTTGTACGGTCGGCAACGCAAGACGACGGAGTTGACGGCGTGGAATGGTCATGGGTCGTGGGCTCGGGTAGCTCATCCAGGTGCATGTGCTTTTTGTTTGATGTTGGCTTCTCGTGGTTTTGCGTATACAAGGCGGGAAACTGCAGGTGGTGGTTATGGTGGCGCTCATTACCACGATCATTGCCGATGTCTGCTGGTTTGCCGGAAGCACGGAAAAGTTGAGCTTCCTGAGAGCACAATTCGGGCTCAGAAGATTTATGCCGAGGCTAAGAAGCAATCTAGCAACACAAAGCCAGAGACTATCTTGCCTGCTATGCGAAAGGCGGGAAACCTAGCTCACTGAACATATGTGCTAACATGTGAGTTGATTGCGGTATTGTCCGGAAGGGATGAATGCTACGACCGTAATTAGCACACGCACTTAAGGGAGTAGTTATGACTGAATATGAGGGGGATCGTTCCGCACACGATGCCGAAAAGGCTTCTGGAAGCAAGGGCTCTGCATCTCATGCCGAGAAGGTAGAGTCGAATACAAGTTCTATTGATTATCGACAAAAGTACGAACAGATGCGCGCTCATTCCCGCACGTGGGAAAACCGAGCAGAGAAGTCGCTTGATGACGTCAAACATCTCACTGGTCAGCTTGACTCATTGAAAGATGAGAAAGGCAAGCTTGAGGAAACAGTGGAGACGCTTCGCTCGCAATTGTCTGAGGCGACGAGCCAACTAGGCGAGGCAAAGCGACATAACGATCTGACGACACGTATCGCAGACTTGGGCGGCAGCATTGGGCAACTCTTTGATTCGAAGCGTTTTTGCAACGCAGTCGAACAGTTAGATCTTGACGATGATGATGCAGACTCGACGCTCACAGCACTCATCAAAAAGCACAGCACACCCGTCGCCCCTAACTCATCACTGACATGGGAACAGCCCAGCCAGGGCATCTCCAAAGGTGAGGAGCTGTGGCAACGCCATACGGCACGCCGAGGGGCATAAACAACATTCATCAATTATTCGGGGGGAATAATGCATTTTCGGCCAAATTTTGACCGGTATTCTCCCAGTGACCTTTCTTGGCTTGGCTCACGTCATGCTGTCGACAACGCAGAGACTGGCACACTGGGGGAAAAGACAACCCATATTCGAAAAGCAGTATTACCATCTGACACTGCATTGCACCGTGACGGCGACTACTGGCTCCCAGTGACATCAAAAACACAGCCAGTGGACGGTTTTCTGCTCACTGACCAGGACAATGTTCCCGGCGAAGTCGTGCCGATCATCTGGCATGGCCGCATCCGCGTTGATCGTTTTCCGGACTCAAACAACCGCGTAACGATCTCAGAGTGTGATCACCCTGAGTTCACGTTTGTTCACGAGCCGTCGGATTCTCTATGGAATGAGGACGGATCAACGAATTTTGATCAGGTCGGGTCGCTGCGAGGTGATAACTAATGGGATCATCACAAATTTGGACTGAGGTTCTCTCACCTGAAGATTTAACGGTTTACGCCAACCACTATTTAACTGATCTCGAATCCAGTGGATATTCACTGTCAGCCTATTTCCTCTCTCAACTGGTCAATGATATTTTCTTCACCTGGAAAACTGAGGAAGATACGAGCCGGTTGGCTGAGGTTCGTTCCGCTGACGCTGAGACTCCTATCGGTTCAATGGGTGGCGGCCATAAGGCCATGATGCAACTACCACTGATTGGGCAAAAAGTCCGCATCAATGAAATGGATCAGCTGCGTAGCTTCAGGCAGGCCAATACTGAGTTCCAGGAAGACGATATGACCAAGGCCACCGAAACGGTGGTCCGTGCGGTGGCTAACCGTGTTGAGGTTGCTCGTGGTGATGTTCTGACCACTGGCCGTGTCCGCTACGTGGAAAACGGCGCCATTGTTGATGCAGGTATTGGGCGCGACGATGAGTTCGAGGTCACCCCAAAGAAGCATTGGGATGACCCTAATGCCCCTGCGCTCGAGGACATTATCGATTGGGCGATGGCTTACGAGGATGCTAACGGCACCAAGCCGGGCACGATCATTGCTTCCCCGAAGGTGATCCAAAAACTTCAGGTGAATGCTCAGTTCCGTGACTCTGCGAATACGACCGGTGAGCTGACCCGCATTTCTTCTGGGGCCATTAATGCTGTCCTGCAGGATCAGGGACTGCCCGCCATCACGTCGTATTCGAAATCGGTGCGGGACGGCAAGGGGTCGCGCCGCATCCTGGATGAGAACACCTTGTATTTCTTGCCGCCGGAGACTCAATCCGGACTTTTGGGCTACACGGTGTGGGGCCAGACTGTGGAGATGCATTCTCCGGAATACCAGCTCACAGGCCTCGGGCAAATCGCTGTCGGTGCGTGGCGCGAGAACGATCCGATGGCGTATTGGGTTCGTGCGAACTGTGCTGCCCAGCCGATTTTGACGAATCCGAATATGGCTATGGTCGCCCACGTCGTGAAACCGGGAAGTGCACGGAAGCCTGCTCGGGCTTCGAAGTAGACCATATAAGGGGGTGCTGTGGACGTATATTGCACGGTCAGCGATGTCACTGATCGTCTCACGATGGAGGCGGATCGTGACGATCGTCGGTTTATTCGGGCGATGATTGATGAGACCACTGTCGCTATTGATGCCTATCTGGGTGGTCATGTTGACGGTGAGGTGCCTTCTGCTGTTCGTGTGGTGTGCGCTCGGGTTGCTGCCCGCGCGGTCAGTCGTGGTTTGTCCGCTGTTCCGGTGGGGGCTGAGTCGCAGTCGTTTAGTGCTGGCCCGTATTCCACTACCCAGAATTTTGGGTCTAACTCGAATGGTGGCGGTGTGTTTTTGACTGCTGAGGACAAGCGGATGCTTCGTTCTGTGGGAGGTGGCCGTCGTGGCGCGTTCACGGTCTCGTTGTACTAGGTCGGGTTTTCCCCTGCCGTTCACGGTGGAAGTGTGTCATCGCGAGGATTCCGGGGTTGATGCGTTCGGTAATGCGACCAGGTCGTGGGCAGCGCCGGAGATGGTTCGTGTCGCTGGCTGGTCTATTGATAGTTCTGGCGAGCATGGTCCTGACGATCAGGATGTTCGGCGGGTGGATTGGGCTGGTTCGTTGTTTGCTCTTCCTGGTGGTGTTCGTGCTGGGGATCAAGTGACGCTCGGTGGTGCCAGGTTTCTTGTTGCTGATGGTGGCCAGGACTATACGCATGGGCCGTGGTGGGATCCGGGCTTGGTGGAATACAAGCTTCATGTTTGTGAGGGGGTGTAACCGTGGGTGACCGTGTTGAGTGGAAAATAAACCATAAGTTTTTTAACCGCGTCCTCAAGGAAGATGGTCAGACGCGTTCTTTTGTTGATGCTCAGGCTGAGGAGTTCCGCCAAAAAGCTGGGTCGTCGTGCTCGGTGCTTCCAGCGGTTCAAGGCAAAACTCGGTGGCGGGCGCTTGTGGTGCCGACTCCTGGTGATTGGGGGGCCTATGAGTATGCGCTGAAACATAATTCGCTGCAGAAGGCTGCTGGTGAGTATCCGGTTGCTACTAGGCATCCAAGGAGCGTGGAATGAGGCATCCTACTGCGGTTGTGGTCTCGTGTTTGAAGAAATGGTTCGTCGGCTCGGACTATGAAGCAGTGCATGTTGCTACGAAGGTGCCTGCTGAGATTCATGGTCCTGTGGTGCGGGTGGACAATGCACCACCTCACCGGGAGACACCGGTCACAGATCGGACGCGGATCATGCTTCAGGTCTACGGGGCTGATGACCAGGAATGTGTTGATCTTCTGGCCGCGTGTCTTGATGGGTTGGAGATGGCGTATCGGGCTGATGTCGCTGTTATGGCGTGGGAGACCGATACTGAGCCGTATATCTTTCCTGACCCTGATCGTCCGGGGGTACTCAGGTGGCAGGCGGCTGGTACTTTATGGACTGCGTTAAGCTAATCGATATTCATGTATAATTCGAGGTGGCTTGCCTCTTAGGTGGGGAGGCCACTCGGGGATTTCATACTTTTGGGGGGATTCGCATGGCACGTATGCGACAAAATATTGTCGTCGGCGCGCCTGAAGTGAAGAGCAGCGGGGCTGCTTGGATCGGGCAGGCCGGCATCAATCCACTTCAGACTCCGCACTCTGCGTCAATCCGGGTGGCGGCCTTACCTGCCGTCAACCGCTTCAGCCCGGCGGGCTACATCTCGGAGGATGGTGTAACAAAGACCGTTGACCGGGATACGGATAACGTCGTCGACTGGAATGGCGACACGATGGCTGTGCTGCAATCGAGTCATTCTGTACAGGTCAAGGCCAAGTTCCATGAGATTGTGAATGCTCATGTGGCGACCGCCATGATGGGCGACGGGAATTTCCGTTCGCGGCATGACGGGCGGGCTATCCAGATGATTGATAATGCGACCGATACCCCGTACCGGTCCTACATTTTCGACATTCACGGCGGTGATGGCCTCAAGGGGCGGCTGTTTATCCCGAATGGTCGTGTCTCTGAGCTTGATGATCAGGTCTTTTCACGCTCTGAGGTTGTTGGGTTTGATGCCACCATCGAGTGCTTCCCTGACGACAATGACAACAAGCTGTACACCTACATTGACCGCCGTGAAGTCAAGCACGACGAGGACGATCGCTTCCCTGACGATGGTCTTCCGGTGGTCTCCCTGGCAGAGATCGAAGATATTGTTCGCAACGCTCTCAATGGGTTGCCGATCTCTCCGGACTTGGTTGCTGGCCTGTTCTACTCCCTCATCGATGGCAAGGGCGGGTTGAATCTTGACTTCGTTGAGAAGCTCGTTAACCATCTTCGCCCACTCGATGGCGTGGATGATTTTCTCAAACTGCTGGCTGATTTGCTGGAGGGGGCAGATACGGCCACCTTGATTCATGACGTTGAGGCCCTGCCGTTTACTCCGCTCAACAAGTACCACCGTTGGGCACAGTCTGTCATTGATCTGCTTACTGGTGCTGGAGGACGCCAGACATTGGATGACCTCACTGGGGGGATCTTCTAACCAGCTCTTTTGAGCATTGTTCGTACAAGTTTTTGGAGGTTTATTCCTATGGCTAACAAAGAAACTCTTTTGTCACAGATCACTAAGTCGATCCGCGATCTTCAGCAGCAGGGAGGGGTGGAAAAAGATACTGCCGATTCTCTGTCCGGGATGTTCACGAATTTCAATGGTCTTATCGATAAGTTGACTGAGTCGATCCCTCAGCACGTCTCGATGTTGGGCCGCACAGTCAAAGACGCCAAAACGCTTGCTGAAGATATCAAGCAGATTCTCGGTGGCCCCCTGGTTTTCCCTGGAACCGGTGTTCCTGCCGCTATCAAGGGCATTAAGGATGCTAAGACAACTCTGCATGATCAGGTTGCTGCCCAGTTTGGGGATGCGGAAGCACTGCCCAAGCAGGTTGCTGACCATGTCGATAAATTGTCAGCGAATGCCGGCAAGGTAGGTGCTGCCATTGATGAATTCATCAATTCGACGTATGGCAAGAAGCTGTTTGACGGTATTTCTCCGGGTGATGGTTTTCCCGAGCTGGTCGGTAAGTTCGACCGGCTTACAGAAGCTGATCGTCAGAAGATCGCTGACTTGGTATCCAGTATTGGCACGGCAGCGAAACCAGTGGGCAGCACGATTATTGACATTTTGCGTGCTGTCCACCATGAGGACGAGGGGGCTAAATAATATGGAATATAAGTACATTGACCGTGATTCGTATGGCGAATTTTCACCATCGACTGTCATTGATCGACTCGAATCGGCTGGTGTTATTCCTCATGAGCTCGCTGATGTTTTCACTCAGGCATCCAACGCTGTGCTGAATGTGTCGGATGATGTGCGCTCCCACGTTGAGCAGGCGTTGAGTACTCTGGCTTCAGAGGCCGACAGTAGTCAAAAAATCAAGGATACGTTAAAGGCGAATCTTGAAACAGCGCTGGAAGAATCAGATCTGCTGAAGAAGGTGGCGGATTTCAAGACGGCCGCCGACGAATTGGTTGACGGTCTTGACAAGCAGCTTGAGGATTTGGGACTCGGTGATGTCTCTGCCCTCGATGATGTCCGGTCGTCTGTGAAAGATTTTGCCGAAGCGCTCGACACTTTCAACGGTTCGGCGCCGATCTCGAAAATCGTCGAGAAACTCCCTGGTGGTGCTCTCCCCGGCCATGTCCTTGAGGCTCTGGCCAGTCTGCGTCAAGAGGAACTTGACGAGGTTCGTAAACATGTCGACGCCATCACTGATCGTGGGGGACGCGTCATTGCCGACCTGGCATCGATTGGGGCCGATGAGGCGGTGCGTCATGCCGCCCGCGCTACTAAAGCGTTGTCTCCCCTGCTGGCAATTGCGTTGGCTATCGGTGCCGTTGTCGGCCAAGGCGCTGAGGCGGTCAAGGCAATCACCAATGTGGGCTCAGCACTCAAGTTGGCTATCGTTAAGGGCTTCTTGACTGCAGGCAAAGGGCTTTTAGCTGCTCCAGTCATCGCCCAGGTCAAGGCTGCGAAGACGTTACCATTCGTGGTTGTCGCGCTTCAGATGTTCAACCACCACGAAATCCGCATGGCCCTGCTCAACGCGTTTAATGATCTGATTGTTAACTCGTTGACTGCTTTTAACACGTCATTGGTGGTTAAGGCTGTTCGCGGTGCCGTGGATGTATTGGCGCTGTCTGCTCCGATCCGCATCGCCGTGCGTGGTAACAACATTATGTTGATTTTGAATGCTCTCAATATTGGGCGCATCATGTTCAACATTTTCTTGTTAACTCGTATCCCTCAGATTGGTCACCTGCCCATCCGTGGGCTGGGTCTGCGTGGCGTAGAGACTCTGATTGCGGGGGCGTACAGGAATTGGCGTCTGCTTAAGACGATCTTGGCCCCACTGCCGCTCAAGCCTGGAGTGTTGTTGGGCGATGTGGCTGCCTTGACTATCGTTGCCTACCTTGTTGTCGGTGCTCTCACTGTGTAGTGACTGGTGTGCTATGTAGGGGCTAGAGGTATCGGAGCCTCAGGCCCCTACTTTTTATGTTGGCTCTTTTAGCCCCATACTCGGAAGATCTTTCCGGTTTCTACACCATCAATCGACCGCAGGTATGCATCGGCTACATCCGAGGCGGGTACTTGTTTAAATCCTCGGAACAGTGAGTGAGACTGCGAGGATTCTTGGAGAACGGTGGGGCTAATGGTATTGATCCGTTGTCCACGTGGGAGCTCTGTGCTGGCGGCTACGGTAAAGGATTCAATGCCTCCATTCGCGGCAGATGCGGTAGCGCTTCCCGCCACAGGGCATTGTGCGAGAATGCCAGAGATCAGCGTGAATGAGCCTCCATCGTTAACATGGCTCATGCCGTTGAGTACGAGGCTTATTTGTCCTAGTAATTTTCCTGATGCTGCAGCGGAAAAGTCGTCTAGTTTCAGGGAAGTAACATGATCAAATGGGGCGTAACCTGCGCAGACTGCCACAGCATCGAATGGGCCGTTGTCCTCGTAAAATCTGCGGATTGATTGCTCATCGGTCATGTCTACAGTGACGGCAGAGTGTCGCGATACGGGGATGACTTTATGGTATTCCCCGACCCGACGGGCGACGGCTTGTCCAATAGTTCCGGTCGCACCGATGACGGCTACGGTTTTAGCCATGTGTTTCCTTTCCTGAGGATTGGTAACGGTTTCTACGCCTGCCATCCTTTATACTGGGGATTGTATTTACGCGTTGTGTTTGGGGGAAACATGCGTGATCGACGAAATCTTGTTTCTGGTGTGCCGAATATTCAGGCTGGTGGGGGTGCCTGGATTGGGCAATCGGTATCTAATCCGTTCGCTATCCCTATGTCAGCACGGGAGCCGGTTCGTCGGCTGCCTGGCATCGGGCTTACTCCGGCCGGGTATGTCTCGGCCGACGGGGTCAAGATAGATACGTCGCTGTCCTCGGAGGAGACGAAATCCTGGTCGGGACTATCGATGAATACCGTCTCCGCGCCGGATGGTGTCACCTTGTCAGTATCGTTCATGGAGCTGGGCAATGCGGCGGTGATGCGTCTCACGCACGCCGATGGGTCGGTGAAAGAACTGTTCGATTCGTCGCGTATTCGTGTTGCTGAGCGTCTGGATGAGCCTCTTCCTTATCGCTGCCTGAACTTTGACCTGTTGTCTACGGACGGGCAACGTACTCGTATTTTTGTTCCTCGCGCGGTCGTTACTGACATCGATTCGCAGTCGTTTAACCGCTCTGAGTTGGCCGCGTGCGCGCTCACCTTATCGTGTACGCCGGATAGTAATGGTGTGTGCTTATACAGGCTGGTGGATCGACAGCCTCACAAGCCTGATCCGCGTGACAATGGTGGGCCGGATTTTGCCTTCGTTGGCCACATGCGTGAATGGATCGACTACATCACCGGCGATGGCAAGCTTGCGAATCTGGGGGCTATCCGGACATCACTATCGACAGCGCTCAATATCATCTCCCGCATCTCTGAGCGGTCCTTGGTCGATACCATCGATCAGCTGATTAACCGTATTGAACACACGGTCGCGGATATGACCGACTCCGAGATATTGCGACTTATCGCTGATTGGGCCCCGCGTGATCTGATCACGGGCGCCAATCTAGATAACTTCCGGGCGGCATTCGACAATGCCATGTCGTGGCTACGCAGACGCACAAAATCTATTGCCCATGCGATAAAGAAGATCGCCACATTGTGGTCGAGTGTTGGCATTGGTGGACTCATCGCAGGGTTGTCAAACGGTGACACACAAAGGGCGATAGGTGACTTCATAGCGACCATCGGAGCCAATTGGCAAGATTGGCTCAAGGCCGTGATGAATGGCGATGTTGACCACATTATTGATAATGCGATTGCGTCTGCGAACTTCCCTGCCCTCGGCGACGCCCTAGCCAACCTCGCGGAATCTGTAGGCCTGGACCAGTGGTCAGGCCCGATCCGAGCGTGGGCGGGATGGCTTGGTCAAGCCTCGGCAGGGTGGGGAAAGGTTCTCGGAGATTGGCTGCGTAATTTCCTGAATAATCAGAATATCTCTGATCTACATCAATGGTTGGGTGATGCGGTTAGGCGGTGGCATGAGGTCGGGGGCGATTTTATTAACCGCATGGCCTCTGGTGAATTAATGGCGGATGTGGCCCGTACCGGCGGTGATTTGTATCGGGCGGCGCAAAAGCTGTGGGATACGTTCGCCAGCATTGTCCGCGAAAACTAGGGAGTATTCAACCCCGCCAACCTGGTCAAAGCCTATAACGCATTCATCGGCGCCTTTGATGTCTCACAGTACGGGGATATTGCTAACCGTTTTCTCACTGACTGGGCTAATCCCCCGGCGCTAGCAAATGACTGGGTACTACTGACCACTGCACTCACCGAGGACTTTACCCGGGGGTCAGTCGCAGCCTTCGACGCGTTGAATCTTGGCCAGGTGTGGCCGCAAGTGACGGCGGCGTGGGACCAGTTTTTGCAGGGGGCCAATGCAGCGTTATCAGAGTTGACTGCGCAGGATTGGGTGCTGGCCTCCATGATGGTGCTGGGGCCGTTGATCACTCTGGCGGCTGGTTTTGCCTTGACGATGGCGTTGTTTGCCTTTGGGCAGCCACTTTTTGCCATACCAGTGGGGTTGTCAACCTTGGGTCTGGTGATCGGCATGGGGCTTGTTGCCACCCAGTTTGTCGGTTTCAGTCTCGGTAGGGCATTGTTGCCGTGGGCTGCGGATCTGATCGTGATTTCCCTGTTAACGGGCCATCCGTTGGCCGCGTTGTTCATTTTCTGGTCTGTGCTCAATGGGGCGCGGTTTATTATTTTGGATTTTCCGCTGCTGGTGATTGCGGGAGCGGCGCCAGTCACGATGAAGGCTGCTGCCCTGTTTCTAGCGTCGGCCTGGATTATTGCGCATTTAGCAGCGTTGGCAGCTGTGACTTT